GGCGAACTTGGCCAGGGCGTACTTGGACGGGGCGAACTTGGACGGGGCGTACTTGGCCGGGGCGTACTTGGCCGGGGCGTACTTGGCCGGGGCGAACTTGGACGGGGCGAACTTGGCCGGGGCGAACTTGGACAGGGCGTACTTGGCCGGGGCGAACTTGGCCAGGGCGACGATCCACGAGGGCGCTTCGCTGCCAGCCGGATGGGTTCGCGGCGATTCAGGAATCATCACGAGAAAGCCATGAGCACCCAACGGACCTATCAACTCAAACACAAGGCGCTTGGTCTTTGCACTCTCTGCCCACGCAGGGCTATCAACAAGTCCCACTGCGCGAAACATCGGGACGCTGCTCTTGCTCTCGCCAGAGCAGCGTTTCGCGCAAAGAACCCGAACGCGAAGACGCGGCAGTGCCATGGGTGTCTTGGTTGGGGGCACAACATTCGGACGTGTACGAAGAAGGGGGCCGTGCGATGACGTCTCACGCAAGACACTGCCAAGACCCAGAGTGCGCTAAGCCTGCAACGGCGGAGCGATGGGTAAAAATCGGGGAGCAGGTCAAGGTCAAGGCTGGCCCCGGCGACTGGTCGCCCAAGAGAGGCGTAGTCGTAAGCACCTACGACGTTGGGTTTGTGCCTAAATGCTTCTATGCCTCGGTAAAGGACCTAGGGACCTGGGGGCCATATTACCTCAATGAGCAATTCGGCCTGTGGGACTTCGCCGACGAGCCGACGACGAAATCCACACGTGACGCAACCATTCGGCGTAACACCATCCCAGCCCCGGCGCCCGAACATGCCGATCAGTGCGATGGTACGGATTGCGACTACGATTACTGTCAGGCGCAAGGGGCGCCCAAGGTGACTGACGGGACGAAGCAGCCGTCCGTGACGTACACCGTGGCAAGCGACGGCGCCGGCAAGTGCGAGACGAGGATCGACGGCATGACCGAGCGAGAGCGGGGCGCGTGGGAGATGTATTTGGCGGACACCTCGACGAGGAGTGCCGACGAACGATGCAGAGAGACGCTGGACGAACTGGCGCGTGTATGGGATAACCATCATGCTGATCTGGTGGGGTGGGCAGAGGCGCAGCGACAGCGCGACGAAGCCAGCGCCGTGGTCGAGCGTCTGACCAAGGAGCGCGACGAGCTGGCCCGCAAGCTCGAATCAGCTAAGGACGAGGGACGAATGGAGGCGTTTACGGCTGCGTTGGACAAGTGGAATAACCAAAATTTCAATGGGCGATTCACTGCGGCGTGGCTCCGCGAGAAAGCGGCAGGCAAATGACCCTTTCAGAAGAACTCCGCGACGTGCGCGAGAACATCGACCGGGTGTGCAGGGTCGAGGGTGCTTTACGAGTAGCTAATCACGGCAGTGAACGCCGGGAGCTGATGTTCTACGAGCACGAGCGAGCAACAAATGAACTTCTCGTTCTCCGCGCCCGCGAGCGTGAGTTGATGGCCGGGATGACCGAGCAAGTATCAGTCGAGGCGGCAGCAGACGCGATAGAGGAAGCCAGCGCCGAAGGCATAGCGCAGGGGCGGCGGGAGCTGGCCGTCAAACTAAGGGGCAGGATCGAAAAGGGAGAATTCAGCGTGGCGAGCTATCTGTCGGATGCATGTGAAATTTTCGTTCGCGCCGCGAAGGATGTGTGCAGAGATGCTAGGGCCGTGGGCCGGCGAGAACTGGCACGGGAGGCTTTAGCCCGCGGTGGCGGATCTTCCACCGTTGCGCATGTCTCCATCGTTGAGTTTCTTGCAGCGGAGGCTAACAAGTGAGCCGTTCTCTTCTCCGCGAATTCATCCACGACCACGCGGCCGCGCTGCTGTTGTTCGCGCTGGTTATGGTGGCGGCGTGCCCGGTGAGGTGCGCGCCGTGATGGACGTCGCCCTTATGCTCCTCAGCTTGTGCGGTCCCGGCCATGCCGCTCTGGCGCCACTGGTGGCGCGCGAGGCTGCCAGGTACGAGCCCCACCGGCCCGCCGTCTTGGTGGCAATGGCGAGGGTAGAGTCGACTTGTGACCCCAGCGCAGAGGACGGTCGCGGTGACTACGGCCTGTTACAGATTCGTGTGGGTACACGGGCGGCTCGCGGCCACACAGCCGAAGAACTCAAACGGCCACGGCTGAACCTACATCTCGGAGCGGCACACCTTGCGGACAGGCTGCGGCTCTGCAACGGTAATCTGCTGTTTGCGCTGTACGTGTACGCGGGGCGGAAGAAGTGCAGGGATTACGGCGCGGACAAGTACGGGAGGGACTACGCACGACGTGTGCTGAGGTGGACCGAACAGGCAGAACGGGAGGACGAATCGTGAGCAAAGACGTTCCCATCATGCAGTTGCCTATGGATGAGATGAAAGTGGTCGCAGGGAAGGCTTTTCGTGAGGGGCGCCGTGTTGGCCGCCTAGAATTCGCCGAGGAAATCGCGAAGTCTCTCGATGCGCACGACTTGTATGAGGCGGCCAAGTGGGTGCGCGAGAAAGCGGTGGCACCATGATCGAGTGGGTAAAACAGCCAGACACCACGTGCCCGGCCGGGTGGATAGTGAAGGAAGAGCGCGCAATCCTCGGGAGGTTTGCACTGCGCGTGCTCACGGTGGGGCGCGAAGGGAAGGTGTGGGCTGGAAATTGTCCAGGCGTTTGCATGACAGGCGATTACGACGCCATCGCGAAGGCTAAGGCTGCTTTGCTGAAGTTGGTCCGCAAGGAGCTGCAAAAAGCGCTGGCCGAGTTGGATGAAACCCCAACGAAAGCGGCGGTGTCCGCGGAAGGGAATCCATGACCGACTACGAACGAAAACGTCGCGATGAGTGCATCAAGCTTCGCGCGTCTGAACAGAGGCTCAAGGAGATGGTGCGCGGGCTGATCCATCAGCGCGACTGTGCCTTGCGGGAACGAGATGCCGCCGTGATTCGCGAGGTCACGTGGGCGCTTGCTCACGCGCAGCTTTGCGAGGGGCTGGGAAAGAAGTCGTGAGCCTTGCCATGAACCCAGCCATCATCGCCCAACGTCTGGGTTCACACCACGGGGATGACCCGACCGGATCTCTACGGGCGCGCGTGAAGACCGGATCGCACGTTTTCAAAAGCCTGTCAATACGCTGTGCGAACCGTGTGAGACCACACCGGAAACGTCGCGCGTTAGAAGTCCATTACGTGAGCGGGCTCTTGACAGTTGTGATGGGTTGTGTAATTTATAAACAGACCCGTCTTGAAATGCTTTCGACTTCTGCGGCTCATTCTCGGCATTAGCCAGGAGACCGTGGCCAAGGAGCTGGGCATCACCACTATGGCGCTGAACAACTACGAAGCGGGCCGGCGGTTCCCGAGCCGCTACTTGTGCAAGAAAATGGACGATGGGTTGATCGAGTTGATTGACCGGCGGGCTCTCGCTGCACTCGCGGAGCGGCGCAGTGGGAAGGCGTGAGGCCGTGGCTACATTGGTCACGCGAGCCCAGCGGTCGAGAAGGAAGGGTGCGCCGGACTGCCTGCGCGACTCCAAGACACAGGCTATCGCGGATGAGGCGGCCGAGCGGGCGGTAGCGGCCCCGCCGCCGTTGCCCCCCGAAGACGAGCCGGAGGGCGCGACCCTCACACTGGAGCAGGAGCGCGCGAAGGCGAAGCGCGAGGAAATCGAGAAAGACCCTGGGGTCATGGGCCGGCCATCCGTGCGGCTGTTCCGCATGGTGATGGCGACCGAGTCGCTCAAGGACATCTTTGGCAATCCGCTAAAGGACAAGAATGGCCAAGTCTCGACGATGGTGATGGAGGACCAGGTCACCTACGCGGCAGTCGCGGCGGCCGTGAACCCGGCGCACCCGAAGCAGTTCGAGTTCGCGCAGATGATTTTTCAGTACCTACGCGACAAGCCACGCGAGTCCATCGCGTTGACGGGCGAGAACGGCGGGCCCATTCGGTCGGTGGTCGAAGCCGAGTCGCTGACCCCCGAAGAGATGGCGGCGCGATTCGTACGGGCGGCCCGCATCGCCCAGGAGATCATGGCGGCCGAGGCGGCGCCGCCGAAGGCCATCGAGGCGGTGGAAGTCGGCGCGCAGCCCGCGGTGGCCGTTGTGCCGCAGCCCGGGCAAGTCGCGATCGAGGCCATGCCGGCGCCCGTGCTGTCCAGTGTTCCGATGCCAGCGGTGCAGCACCCGGCGTTCGTCCAGACGGGCGCGATTCCGAGGAAGTAGCGTCGGCGCTTGTCCTCACGCTGGCTGCGTCTTTGGCGGTTCGGGCGGCTCGTGTGGCGTGAAGTGAAACACGGCCATCCCGCGCGGTCCCACGTGGACGACGTACAGCAGCAGGCCCGGCCACGTGACTTCGGCCCAGGGGCCGGCCGACCAGGCGGTCATGGCGGCGAGGTCGTGCGGTGGTTTTAGTTTGCCTCGCATGTCGGCACTGCCTCCCGCGCGACATACCAGCAGCGGTCACGCGCTCGCTTGAACACGCGCCAGCCTGGCCCCATGGATGCGGCTTTGCGTTCGGCCTGAGTTGCGTTGGCGTAGCTAAGAGGCCAATCGTCGCCGTCTTTGGCGAGCACCATTTGCCCACAGCGCAGGCGGTACATGGAAACGACGGTCACGCGCGCACCTCCTCGAACGTGGCGTCTTCGCATTCCGCCTGCGCCAGTAGGATTCTGGCTCCTGCCATGGCGAGGTATCGCATGGATTCATGGAGCGGATTCGCGATTTCATCGACGCGGCGATCCTGGTAGACCGCTCCGACGCGCTTCAGTAGCTTTTCGAGTACGCGAAAAATGGCCTTCAATTCGGCCGCCTGCTCCCTGGTCTGCTTTTCTGCTGCGCTTGCGTTATTCATGGTCATTTCCTTTGCAGGTTCGGTGCCAGCTACCCGACAACTTCGGCCATCGTCAGGCCCGGACAGGACCGCGTCTCATGCGTAAGCTTGTATCCCTGCTGAGTCAGCAGTGCAGCGGCTAGGCTGGCAGTCTCAGCGACAACTGCGTGCCTACTTCGTCGGCCGGAATCCCTTGCATTCGCGCTGCACTCCCTCGATCATGTCGTCCACAATGTGCGGCGCCTCTGCGGTGTGCTGCCCGAGCGTGAGCCCGCAGCGCGCGCAAACGCGGTCCCACTGCCCGTCATAGCTATAGCGGCCCGAGCTGCGTTCCCTGGTTTGCGTCTGCCGTCCCGTCGTCGAAGTTGCCATGACTATAGCTAAAGCAACGCGCGTGCCAGGCGGACGACCACGCGGCCAAAGGTCATGACGCAGGCCAGTCTCAGGAATCTGAGGCGGTTTCTGGCTACACCGCGCAATGAAATCGAGAAAGGCTAACACTTGCGCGCAGTTAGCAGTCTCAGAAATCTGAGGATGAGCAACGCGCTAACCTCAGAAATCTGAGAGTGGACGGTGCGGCAATTGGCGCCAGTCCACGGCCAAGCGGCGCGCATGGCCTGGCATGGCGCCTGCAATAGGTCCAGGTATGTCAAATCAAATCGCCCAGACCATTGCAGACCAGATCGGACGCCGCGCCATGGTGATGATCGGCGCCAAGGACCTGCTTGCCGGTGACAACTACCTCAGCATGCACGTCGGACGCGGCCCGCGCGGCGCTACGCACGTGCGCGTGGTTCTGGAGCCCGACGACACGTACACGGTTGAAAGCATCGCCTGCCGGCACGTGCGGCACAACGGTATCCCCGAGCTAACCCGCAAGGTCATCGCCAGCACCTCGGACATCTACGCCGAGCAACTGTGCCAGGCGATTGAAACCGTGACCGGACTCTACACCAGCCTGTAGGCACGCAACCTGCAAGGACTTAGGATCATGACCACCACATTCAACCCCGGACAGACCTACAGCGCCAGCATGATCTGTGACCACAATTGCATTGTGTCAATTACGGTTGCGAAACGCACTGCGAAATTTCTGACCACGACCGACGGCAAGCGCCTCGGCATTTCGGTCTATGACGACGCTGAGCAGATCTACCCTGACGGACACTACAGCATGTGTACGGTCATCAGCGCTACCGCGCCGGCGGTTATCCTGACTGACTGGCAGCGTGCCGCTCAGCGCAAGACCGAAGTCGAGGCAGCCAAGGCAAGCGCGCCAGTGGTCACGCCGTCAATCACGCCAGCGCTTCGCCTTGCGGTTGAGGCTGGCTTTGTGAGCCGGTGCTCAATCGTCCCTGTCAAGTGCTCGTGTGGTCACACCATGCTGCGCCTTATGCGCGATACCACGCGGACCACGTCAAGCTGTCCCTGCGAAGTGTGCCGCGGCGACCTGACCCAAGCCGACGCCGACGCGCATAACCTGGAGGTGCTGAGGCACGGCTGACCCCTGCCACGCCGGCAGAGTGAGACGGATTAGGCACAAGACGTGCGATGGAATAGGAAGCAAATGGAAACAACAATCCGACAGTTTGGCCGACCGTGGATGGCTGTAACCATGAAGTGCCTAAGCGTGCGGCAGCCGTGGGCCTGGGCCATCATCCACGCGGGCAAGGATGTGGAAAATCGCACATGGGCGACTAGCTATCGCGGGTTGCTGGCGATTCACGCCGGCAAGGGCTGCACGCGCGCCGAATATGACGCCGCCGCCGTCGAGATAGAGCGGATCACTGGCAGGCGTCCGCCGCCGCTGTCCGAGTTGCCGCGCGGTTGTGTGGTCGGCATGGTGGAGATGAACGACTGCGTAACCAGCGGAGAGACCGAAAACGACTGGGCACAGGACGGCTACTGCTGGTGGATGCTCACCAATGCGCGGGCGTGCAACCCCGCAGTCACGCGTGGTCATCTAGGGCTGTTTGAGGTAACCACGGAGCTTCTCTTCCCCAACGTAGCGGTCATCGCGGGCGCAGCCGAGACTTTCGGCTAGCCGCTCGCGCGCCTCGCGACTTTCGCAGATTACAACCAAGTAGCGTTCCGTATCTTCGGCGGTCGCGTCGGCATGGCCCTTGGCGCGCATCTGTTGGCGAGCCTCTTTCGCCTTCGCTTCCGCGACGGCTCGTTCTTCAGGCGTTGGCTCTGGCTTCTTTCGAGTGGCGGCGATGTCTTGCAACTCCCCGATGGCGTTTTGCATTTCGGGAGCCTGCGATTCCAGGGAAAAGAGTCCTGTCCCGTCGAACATGATCTCCAGTTCCGTCACGTCGAAGCCTGTCTGATCTAGGTTAAGTTCTGGCAGCATGGGGGCCAACAAGGCGAGATCCCACTCTCCCATGGCTGCGGCGTTGTTCAGAAAGAGCCCCTGCTCTTTCTCTTGCTTCTCGGTTAGGTTGACCACCGAAACATCTAGCATGTAGTCCGTCGATCCCTCCAGTGCGTCGAGGCACGCAAGGCGTTGGTGGCCACCGACAAGGTGGCCCGTCTTCTGGTTGAAGATGACCGGCTCAAGCATCCCAACGCGCTTGAGGTTGGCCTGGAGCTTTTTCTTTGCGTGAGGGGAAATCTTGCGCGGGTTGACCGGAAGGCCCACGATGGAATCGCGCGAGACTCTCTCAACCTTGAACTTCTGAAACTTGGTCAGGTCGCTCATGGATCATGGCCTCCGCAAAGGGGAACGAGCGAAGAAGGGTTTGCCAGTCCTCGGAGTGGTTGCATTTCAGCCAACGCAGACACGGGGTGATGAGGGCGAATCCTCCCATGCGTGAGTTCTCGTCGCCAAAGCGGATTGGCGTAGGAATCTTGCGTGCCCGCATGTAGCCGAACACATCGGCATCGACCCAGTCCCAGATGGGCGCCACTTTTCCCCCCTCGGCTCCGCGGTCATGGATGCCGTCGACCTTGCGATGATGCAGCCGCCTCGTCATGGAGTCGGTTGCACGTTCGCCGTAGGCGAACCAGGAGATGCCCGTCTTCTTGGTCAGGTAGTGCTCCACGTCCCGCAGCTTCAGCTCGGGTAACTTCTCGGCCGCATCTACATGTGGCCGGAGCACGGCATACTTGGCGATGCGAGCGAGATCCCAGTGCGGGACGAAGTGCAGCGGAACATTCGCGCGTTTGGCCGCTTGCTCGACTTGGTCCTCTACGCAGCGGAGACCCCGACACAAATACATGAAGTAGGCTTCGACATGAGAGAAGGCACGGCAGCAAATATCCAACGTGACCAGGCTGTCCTTGCCGCCCGATAGCCCAACAAGAAGCGAGCCGCCCGACATCTGAGATGCACGGGCGGCTCGCTCTGAAGCTGTCGCCAGCTTCGATGGCATTGCTAGACGCGGCCCGAACCGCCGCCGCCTTTGCCCTTCTTGCCCTTCGCTGCTTTCTTTGCCATGGTGTTCTCCTACTTACTGCCCCTGTAGACCGGGGCCGTCACGTGACGCGAAGTATGTTACCATAGTCGTGGCACGAGATGCTAGCTTCCGCCGAACTCCACGACCTCGAAGGCGCCTACCGCACCGCTGATGAGACGCTGGTGCGGCTGGCCCGCCGGTCGATGAAGGCGTTTTTCAGCTACGTGATGCGGGACGAGGAGACCGGCGCACCCGTCGAGTTCGCGCCGATACATGAAGACTGGCACCGGCTGGCCGACCAGTACGACCGGCTGATGCTGTGGAGCTTCATGGAGTCAGGCAAAACCTTCAGCCTTAGCGTCGCCCGCACGCTCTGGGAGTTGGGGCGCGACCCGACGTTGCGCTTCGCCATCGTCAGCAACACCAGCGGCATGGCGGTCAAGATCGCGAATCAGATCGGAAAGTACATCACGCAGTCGGCGGAACTGCACCGGGTGTTTCCACACCTGGAGCCTGACCCCAGCATGCCGTGGAACAGCGAGCAGCTCACGGTCAAGCGGCCGACGTTGTCCAAGGACCCGTCGGTCAACACTCTCGGAATCGGCAGTAACACACAGGGCGCCCGCATCGATCGGGCCATCCTGGACGACGTGCTGAACCGCGAAAACACGCGCACCCAGTACATGCGGGACGAGTCGCAGGACTGGTACCTGAAGACCATCCCGGGCCGCATGACGGAACGTGGCCGCATCCTCGGAGTCGGCAACGCTTGGAACCCGGACGACCTCTACCACCGGCTGGTGAAAAACCCGCGCTGGAAGGGCTACAAGTTCCCCATCCTGAAGCCCGACGGCAGCAGCGCGTGGCCCGAAGTCTGGCCGCTCGACCGCATCGAACGGCGCCGCCAGGAGTTGGGCCCGCTCGAATCCATGAGCCAATTGATGTGCCAGCCCATCGACGACGCCATGGCGCGGTTCAAGCGGGAGTGGATCGAGGCTTGCCTGCGGCGTGGCGAGGGCAAGTCGCCCGTCTACGCCCTGCGAGGCATGCCGACGGGCCTGCGGGTCTTCTGCGGCGTCGACTTGGCGGTGGGGCTGAAGAAGAGCCACGATCTGACGGCGTTCTTCGTCCTGGCTGTTCACCCGAATGGCGACCGCGAGGTACTGTGGGTCGAAGGTGCGCGCCTCCTCGCGACCGACATCATGGGCAAGGTGCGGGAGTTGCGGGATCGCTTTCACCCCATCTTCGTGATCGAGAACGTGGCGGCGCAGGACTACCTAGTGCAGCTCCTCCAGGGAAGCACGTCGATTCCGATCATTCCCTTCGCTACGGGCAAGAACAAAGCTGACCCGACATTCGGGCTCGAAGCGATGAGCGCCGAGTTCGCAGCCGGCAAGTGGATAATCCCGAACCATGGCGGCGTCTGTGAGCCCGAGATCCAGGCATGGGTCGACGAAATGCTCAGCTACAGCCCGTCGGCACACTCGGGCGACAGGTTGATGAGTTCGTGGTTCGCCAAGGAAGGCGAGCGCCTCGGGGCCGTCGCGCCCGCTCCGCCCACCGGGATCATGCCGCTCCGTTTGAATCGCTGGTGACCTGAGAAAGTGTTAAGGTGTAGCCCATGGCAAGTGCAATCCACAGGGATCCGGCAGCAGGAGAACGACTCGTGAACGCAGTGGCCCAGCAAGACCTTGTCGCCGAGCAGATGCGGCGGGTGGGCCTGTCGCAGCGGCAAGTCGAGCTGAACCAGTTGTATTCCTATGCCCGCGCGCAGCAGCACGACACGTGCGCGCTTGACTGGGACGGCAGCCCGCATCCCACGGCCATCGACCGGCAGGCCATCGTCTCGTCGAACTTCCTGCCGCAGGGATGGAAGGACCCAGGCGGGAATCTGGACCCCCTGCCCCTGCGGTATCGCCGGCCGTCGGTGCCCTGCCACCTTGGCAAGGTGATCCCGGCGCGCTTCACGGCGCTCCTCTTCGGGGAAGGCACGCACCCGCAATGGAAAGTGCCTGGCCTCCCCAACACCGAGGCATGGATCGAGGCCGTGAGCCACTCCTATGACCTCTGGTCGAAGATGACGCTGGTGCGAGACATGGGCGGCGGCATGGGAACGGCCATCATCGGTTTCAAGATCATCGACGGCGAAGTGGTGTTTGAGGAGTTCGATGCCCGCTGGGCGTTCCCGACGTTCGACCCGCGGCGGCCCGGCCTGCTCTCGATGCTGGAGATTCGGTACATGTTCCCGCAGGAAACCATGGACCCGCAGACCGGGAAGTGGCGCGAGGACAAGTTCTGGTATCGCAGGATCATCGACACGAAGAGCGACTGTCTTTGGAAGCCGCAGCTCGTCGGCGACGGCACGCAGGAGCCGAATTGGAAGGACCCCGCGACGGCCGCCTCAATAGTCGACCACGAGTTTGGCTTCGTGCCGGTCTGGTGGATCCAGAATATCGAAGTCACCGGGGACATTGACGGCGATCCGGACTGCCACGGCTGCTACGACTATTTCGACCGCATTGGTGAGCTGGACTCGCAGTCCCACAAGGGCGCGGTCAGGAACGCAGACCCAACCGCCACGATTGCCAGCGACGGGAACTACTCGACGGTCCAGATGGGCAGCGACCAGGTGCTCAAGATGGAGAAAGGTGCGACCGCCGGCTACCTCGAAAGCCAGGGGACCGCCGTGAAGGCCGCGTCCGACGAATCCGACCGCTTGCGCTCGAAGGCGCTGGAAATCGCGGAGTGCGTGATGCCCGACCAGGAAGACCGCGAGGGCGGACCCGTCACCGCGACCGAGATGCACAAGAAGACCGCCGCCATGTACGCGAAGGCGGCCCGCATGCGCCAGCAGTACGGCAGCAAGGGACTCGTCCCGATGATGACCGCGCTGGTGAAGGTGGCGCAGAAACTCAGTACCGCCACCGTTGTCGGCGATGCCATCGTTAGGCGCCCCATCAAGCTGCCGCCCAAGATGGACGAGCAGCAAATGGGCGCGTACCAGCTCGACCCCAGCGACAACGCGCAGCTCAAGTTGGAATGGCCGCCGTTCGCCGAGCCCACGCCAGGCGACACGCTGTCGACCGCGCAGGCGACTGTCTTGCTTGTGGGGAGTGGCATCGTCACGAAGAAGACCGCTACGCGAAAGGTGGCCTCGCACTACAACATTGAGGACATTGACGCTGAAGTCGCGCAGGCCGCGAAGGAAAAGCCCGTGATGCCGGACTTGGGTGCGCAGTCGCTGAGCGAGTTGAACCAAGGGAGGTAAGCAGGATGAAACGGAAGCCAATTATCCGACCGACGAGATACGCACGCCCATGCGATGACTCCGTACCAGGTTGGTGCGTGGCTGAAGTGGAGATCGGACCGAAGGGCGTCAAGTGGGTCGGCACGCTCTTTGAGCCGGTGCTGACGGTTCGTGGGATGAAGTTGATTGGACGTCCCCGGTGGATCAAGCACGGGATGACGAGAAACCAGGCGACCAAAGAGGCGAGACTCTGGAACGAATTGGAGAGAGCCAAGCCTAAGAGGAAGTAGCGAGTGGACCGGCCCGACATCATCCCATGCTGGCAGCATCGGTTAGCTGATCTTCGCCGAACCGTGCGCGATTGCCAGCATGGTGGGCAGAAGCTACGCAACGATGAGGGGCAACTCTTCTGTGCGGATTGCGGACGCCACTTTAACGACGATGGGGGCGAGGTTTGAAGATCGCGATCGACTGGGATGGCACGGTGGTCAGCCGAGACCGATCGTATGCCGATGTCACGACGCCCATGGAGTTCGTGCCTGGGGCCAAGGAAGGGCTGCTGGCGCTGAAAGCCGCTGGCCATTTGCTTCTGCTTTGGAGCGGCCGCGCGAGCCGCGCTTTGCTGGTAGACCCCGAGCTTGACCCCTTCGTGCGCGCCGGCGTCGTCGAGGTGGACCGCCGACATTGGCAAGAGTCGCGCTGGCTTCATCAGGCGCGTTATGACCAGATGATCGAGTTCGTCGAGCGTGAATTGCCCGGCGTGTTCGATGCCATCGACGACGGCCTGGCGGGTAAACCCAGCGTGGATCTCTTCATTGACGACAAGTGCATGGCGATGCGCGGCCCTGCCACGTGGGCGCGGATTGCTCGCCAGTACGGCGAAGAGCAGCCCCTGTTCGACGAGCCCGCGGCGACTGGCCTGCTGGCCCGCCCGGTCGCGAGCCTGAACTTAGTGCCTGCCGGGCCCCTGAAGGACATTCTCGACAGCGTGCGGGGCGAACTGAAGGCCGCCGGCATCGTGCACTTCGAGCCGCACTTCGCCTTGGGGGATTCGGGCTTCTGGTGTGCCGACCGCGCCCTGACGGTCAATATCCCATGGTTTCTCGCCACCGAGGAGCTGCACCAGCTCGCCCAGGCCCGCTACCCGATGCAGTGGAGCGACGTGCTCCGGGGCGTCCGGCACGAAGTCGGGCACGCCTTGAACTACGCCTTTGAGCTGTGGAAGCGCGAGGATTGGCGGCGTACCTTCGGCGACTTCACGGCGCCCTACCCGGATCGGCCCTGGCCTGTGGCGCCCGACAGCCCGGACTTCGTTGAGTACGTGCGGGACAGCGGGCCAGGGTACAGCCAGCGGCACCCCGATGAAGACTGGGCCGAGTCTTTCGCCTGCTGGCTGGACCAGGCGTCAGATTGGCGGCGACGCTACATGGCGGGTGCTCGTCGTAAGCTGGAATACGTGGTCATCATCGCCCGGGACGTGCTCTGCGGCTGGCCTAGCAACTACAACCTGGGGACGCCGCGGGCTTGGCGGGAAGCTTTCAGGGGGCAGACCGTCGCGCAGGCCCTGGCGATACCAACCGCAGAAAACGGGCCTTGACACCGCCGTAACAGTCCGCTACTGTCACGATATGGCACCAGAAGCGCGTAACCCAGGCCACGTCGTTCGGCTGAGTGACGCAGCATACGAACAACTCCTCGCACTGCAGGAAGTTGTCGCGTCGCGGGGCTGGCAGGTGGTCGGCGTGAAGAGTGCCGAGCCGGCGACCCTGGCCGCCGTGCTTGGCATGGCTATCGCACAGGTGAGCGACATGGTGGCCGAGCTGACGGCAGAGAAGAAGGGAGAGGGCTGAACGATGCCGATCATGCACACCAATATCTCGGGGGACTTCTGGAACTGCGACTGCAAGAATTACCCGAACCCCATCGAGTTTTCCTTCTGCCCACTCTGCGGCAAGAAGCGGCCCGAACCACTGCCCGCAATCGGCGATAAGGTCTGGGTCAAGGCGCAGGTCAAGGAAGTTGTCGAGCCGATTCCTGGTGGTGTGCTCACTCAGCCAGGTTTCCGTCTCTTCGATCACGCGGGCCTGTTCGTGCCAGCGGACTACGGCGAGACGTGGATGCGGGTGGATTCCGGTGGAGAAGCGCCGGCGGGGCACATACCGCTGCTCAAGGGGGCCCGCGCGGGCCCCCTTGAGCAGCTGCCACTCATCGAGCAGTATCCCGGACTCCGGGAAATCTTAGAGGCCAACGTCGCTGGGTTGCTGGGCGACGACGATGGGCCGACGATGCGAGACAGGCTGGCTAAGAACATCATCGACCTCATCTTCGGGGGCTAACCATGGGACGTGAAGCGAAAGCAAAGGCTGAACGCGGCTACCTGAAGAAGCTCTTCGACGGCCAGACCACCGCCCAGGACGTGTGGCGCCAGGCTGTGATCAGGCGGCACACTTGCAACAAGTGCCAGGCTCAGGCGACGATGGAGGCCCACGTGTTCTGGCCGGTGGAGGACTTCGAGCGCGACCAGCCGTTCCTGGCGGTCAAGATCGCGAGCGATCACCACGGCGGGATCCCGTTCGTATCGTTCAAATCGTCCGGTGGTGGACGGCGCGACTTCGTCCACATGCCGACCCTGTACGCCTGCGACGGGTGCTCGGCCGAGCTCGAGAAGATGCTGGCGCACGCCCCAAGTTACGTGGTGGTGGAATTCCGCCGCGGGCCCGGGCCGGAGAAACCGCAGGTGCAGGTGTCGTGAAAAATCTCGCTTGTCTTGCTGCCCTGCTGGCATCTTGCGCGACCGGCATCGAGCCACCGCCCGACGCGGGGGCAACTGGCGGGGCATCTATCGGGGCGACGTTCCCAGCCGCCACAGGCGGGGCGCGCGCATCTTCCACCGCTGAGGGGGCAGGGGGAACGGCGGCGGCCGGCGGTGTGATGACTACGGGAGGCGCGGCCGCAACGGGCGGGACAACGACGAGCCCACCACGCGATGCCGGTGTGGCACGGGACTCCCTGGCGAAGATCGACTTGCCCCCCGACGCCTGCACGGTCGACATGTACGGCAAGGTCACGGCGTGCGCAGTGTTTCTCGGCCAGACGCCACCGCTGGTGTTTTGCCCGTGGAATATGAATTGCCAAGTGGCGTCGTGCGCGGAAAACTCATCGGGGCTAACGACGCCCGGAGTTCTGTGCTCGGCGGGTGGGCCGAGCTGCGCATGCACGAGGTGAAGCGATGATCATCGAAGCCATTATTCTCGGGTACGCCATCTATCGAAGCCGCAATCCAGTCTGTTGGCGGATTGTTTGGAGTGGTGACTGTGTCTCATGTTCGGACACGTTCCGCCCGGTGGATCCTGACCGACTACTGAGACTTGCGGGGCTGGGTCTGCCATGCCGACTACCTTGGCCGATTTGACCCCACTTGGTGTACAATAGCCACCATGTCTCTCGCCTCCGTCCAGTTCGCCAAGACCCAGCAGAAGCCACAGCAGCCCCAGCCCGACAAGCCCAAGCTGAACGCACAGGAACGCCTGGCCCTCAAGAAGATGCGCCGAGAAGCCAAGGCGGCGGGGGCCACGCTGCAGAACAACGGTGAGGGAGGACTCGCACCGTCACTTGTGCTTGGGATCATGCGCCGGGACCATTTTCGTTGCGTGAACGAGGACTGTCCCACTCCCAAGAAGAATTTGTCCCTTGACCACATCAGTGGCCACCCGCAGGAGATTGCGGCGGATCCGGAAGCCCGTCACAGGAAAGACCTGAAGCGTGGAATCAAACTCGGGCACGTGGCCAAGATGGAAGCCCTGAGAACTATTTGCGCACAATGCCATGATCGTTGCCACGACCGCGAGCGTGAGATAGACGCCGGCGAGAAACCGCAACCCATGCGAGGCAAAGAGTAAAATCCCGCCATGACGATCACCGTCGGTCCTCACGACACCACATTCATGCCGAGGATTTGCGCGAAGTGCGGATCCTCCTACGAGGGAACGAGGATGCTTTGCGATGGCTGTCGCGTCGGCAAGTGCCCGACGTGTGGTGGCCCACTGGTGCAGACGAGGGGCGTGGGGCACGTCTACAAGTACTGCTCCTATGAGTGTCGGGACAAGGGGCGCAAGGGCATCTCACTCAAGGGCAAGGTGACGGTCGCTTGCGAGGTATGCCAGAAGGCATTCGAGGTGTTCCCCTCACGAGTCGGAGTCGTGAAGTATTGCTCGAAGGAATGCGGAAATGTTGGAGCGGCGAGACACCTATCTGCAGTGGGATCGAAACTGCGAGCCGATCCGGCCTATCGAGCGGCGCAGTCGGCGCGCACGCGGGAGTCTTGGAAAGATCCGTCCAAGCGCGCGACGCACGAGGCAGCGGTGCGCACCGTGGAGTACCGCAAGGTCAGATCTGAGATCGCATCACGACCGGCTTCGATGGAACGGATGCGCGTGTTGGGCAAGACATGCAACACGCACGAAGCCATGCTGCGTAGAAAGGCCCCCGATTGGCCCAAGTGGACCGCTTACGTCGATACGAAGGGCGTCGAGCACAGATTTCGTTCTTCGTGGGAAGCCGACTGGGCCAAGTGGTTTGATTGCCTGGGGCTCGAATGGAAGTACGAACCCAAGCGGTTCGATCTCGGCCCACAACACCTAGGCGTCTACACGCCAGACTTTCACGTACAGACCATGTTCGGCGCTTGCTATGTCGAGGCGCACCGAATAGAGAAAGTGCGACCGGGTGATGAGAAGAAGGTAGCCAAGCTCAGACGGATCGCTGCTGAGGGCATTCTCGATCTGCCGCTCGTACTCATGGGCGAATCCCAGATCAAGAGTATGCGCAAGGCAATGCGAGAAAGGCTGGCCGCGTGAAGGTCAAGATTTTCGTCACCTTCGACAAGCTCGGGGGCAGCGCCGAGGTAGAGTTTTGGACAAAGGACGGTACACTTCGCCGGGCTAACGGGGCGTGGTTCTTGAATGTCCCGGTGGCTGACCTTCCGATCGGCATTCGGGCCATCAAGAGTGCGCGCGTAGTAGTAGACGGCGAGAAGATGGGCACCTGCGACGACATCGAGGTGCTGTTCGACGACGGCGGATCGCCCTATATGGTGGAGTGCCGTGGCCGAGTCGCTATATGAGCAGGTGGTGAGCGCCCATCGGCGCACACTAGACAGACTGATCGAAAAAGGCTCAGTCGAGCGCTTGCGCAACGTCTACGAGAAAGCGTCCGCCGAGGTCCTGGCGAAGCTCGAACGGTTGGGCCGCGGGTCTACCAGCTTCACGGCGCATCACCTCCGCATGGCGCTCGCGCAGTTGAAGGCCGGCCAGCTCTACATTGACGATGCGATGATCGGCGAGCTGAATGCTGCCACACGCGAGGCCCAGGTCGAAAGCCTGCACATGTTGGTACGCGACTACAAGCGCCTTGGAAAGCACTTCACCGGCCACGCGCCAGTCTTGCCCATCGAGGAGGCGGCGCGGTTCGCCGGGGTCATCGACAAGAGCCGCAGCTCGCTCCTGCGCCAGCACGCGACGAGCATCAAGCGCTACGGCGCGGCCGTCATCGACCAGACCCAGGAGGCGATGGGCGTGTCGCTGGCAAGCGGAGAAACGCTTGACGGCACTATCGGGCGTGTCCACAAGGTCATCGGCGGGCAGTTCTTCGCGGCGGAACGGATCGCGCGAACGGAAACCTGCTATGGCGCGAACGTCGCCCATTCCGACGGCATCAAGGAAATCGCCAAGGAAGACCCCGCGATCCTGCAGCAGTGGTGCGAATTTTGCGCGCCAGACGGGCATCCGCTCGACGATCGCGTGGCAGTGGACAGCATCGCAATGCACGGCCAGGTGACGGACCCTGGCGGCGAATTCACGATGCCAGCGACCGCGCCCTTTCCGGACGCCAAAGGCCGCACGAAGGTTGACGAGTCCCTGGTGGGCAAGTCGTGGGCCGTGCCGCCGTGCCGGCCGAATGGGCGCGAGACAGTACTGCCCTGGCGCAAGGACTGGGGCTCGCCCGGCTGGCGCTACAAGGGCGGCCGACGTGTTCCCGCCTAGCCCCGCAGGTGGTAATAGATCCCGTTCTCAGGCGTCTCGCCGGGCGGGAAGTCTTGCCGAATCGTCACTGCTCCCGCCTTCGTCGCCGAGAACATCGAGTAGTCCCGGAACGCCCGCCCCAGCATCTTGCGGGTGAGCGCCGGCTCCGCGTCCAGGAAG